TCCTCGGGCCGGGCGTCTATCGCCTGACCGGACGGATCGCGGTGCCGTCGGGCGCGACCTGGATCATGACGCCGCAGACCATCTTGCAGCAGGACTTCAACGTCACCGGCACCTCGGGCGTCATCAGCAACACTGGCGCGATTCAGACCAAGGTCAACAAGGTCGCGATTCTGGGGGGCCTCGTTCGCGGCAAGACTGACTACTCGGTATCCGGCAACCTCGTCTGCTTGAACGGCGACGACATCATCATCGACGGCCTGGATATGGACTACTACGGCCGCAGCGGCCGGGCCATGCTGCTGTTCGGCGACCGGATGCGCCTGAACAACTGCCGCGCGTTCCGGGGCAAGATCGTGGGCGGTGGCGGTGGTGCGTTCCGCTTCGCTGGCGGACGCGACTTCATCGGATCGAACCTGTACGGCTTCTGCGACGACGACGTGTTCCAGTTCGTGCCCGGCGCGGCCGGCAACGTCTTGGGCGATCTGGACATCATCAACGGCCTGTACGTCAACTGCGTGGGGTTCAGCCAGTCGGCGCGCCTGATGGTCATCGCCTTGGTGGATCGAGACGCCGACGGCGGCAGCATGACATGCAAGGCGGTTAACAACGGCTGGATCGGCGTGCGCGGCGGCGGTCGGGTCCACATCCAGAACCAAGACTCGACCGGGGACATCTCCGGCAACTTCGCGGCGTATTGCTCGGCCGACATGTCTCACCAAGTCGATGCGAATCGCGGAACTTACTGCGTCGAAACCTCGACGGCCAATTCGTCCGAAGTGTTCAACACGACCTTCTATCGCTGCGCGTCCGTGAATACTCCGCGCTGGTCGGTGCAGGTCCTCAAGGGCAACTTCAAGGACCCTCGCGGCGTCCACTTCATTGACTGCGACTTCGACGCGCCGGCTCAGCTTGGCTACGAAAACCTGTTCATCAAGAACGGCCAGAGCGTTCATTTCAAGGGCGGATCTGCCGGAGCAGGTCCGAGTGGAACGGGCCAGCAGGACTTGTGCCAAGTTGGAACGAGCGGCGTGGATGTGATCGACTTCCGCATGGAAGGCATGGAGCTGACCGGCATCAAGAACGGCCAGCGCGCGATCAACCTCGTCAACGCCAACGGCTTCAAGATCGCCGACAACGAACTGTTCCCGGCAACCGGCGCCACCACGGCGCGCGGCATTCGCGGCCAGACCAATGCCCGCAACGGCCGCGTCGTGGGCAACAACGTCTCCCGTGTGCAGCTTGACCGGGTGCTGATGGATCGCCGCGACGGCACGGTGAAGGTGTCCGACAACGTCGGCCACTTGTCCTTTGCGCAGAACAGCGCCACGATGCTCGCGGCCAACACCTCCGTGACTGTCACGCACAACGTGGATGCCCTGGCCGGCACGACAATCCTGCTGCGTTACATTCGACTGACGGTCGTCGGCCCGAATGGCTATGGCGCAGCCTCTCGGGTGTGGGTCGAGAGCGCGACCGAAACCAGCTTCGTCATCCGCGCCGACACAGCGCCCGGCGTGAACATCAACATCGTCTGGGAAGTCAACGCCGAACGGCAGTCTGGCGGCTGATCGTGAGCCTCAACGTTGAAATCGCAAGCCTAACGCCGTCTGCGCTGATCGAACTGTTCGTGCTCGACCTGACTCAGATCGGCGGCGATCTGCTGCGGTTTCATGCCGGCACCAACCAGCTTGGGCAGCCCGTCGTCTGGCAGGGCAACACCTACACGCCCTTTCCGGTCACGGCCAGCGGCTTTGAGTTCACCGGGCGCGGGCCAATTCCCCGGCCTCAGCTGATCGTGTCGAACGTCCTTGGCGTTGTCACCGGCTTGGTGCTGGACTTCAACGACATGCTCGGCGCCAAGATCACGCGCAAGCGCACGCTGGCCCGATACCTTGACGCGGTCAACTTCCCGGCAGGCAACCCGACGGCGGACCCGGACGCGCACCTGCCGGACGAGGTCTACACGATCGACCGCAAGTCGTCCGAGAACAAGGTCGCCGTGCAGTTTGAGCTTGCCGCCGCGTTCGACGTGGCCGGCGTCCTGCTGCCGCGCCGCCAGATCATCCAGAACGTCTGCCAGTGGGTCTATCGCGGAGCGGAGTGCGGTTACGTTCCGGGCGCCACATACAACGCCAAGGATGAGCCGGTAAGTAACCCCGCACTCGACCAGTGTGGAAAGCGCCTCACCTCATGTAAACTGCGGTTCGGGAGCAACAATCCTCTCCCGTTCGGCAGTTTTCCTGGGGCTGGCCTGGTTCGATGAGCTGGACTGACGACGCTGAGAAACATGCGGAGGACTGCTACCCGCGCGAGTCCTGTGGCCTGATTGTGTCCATCAATGGCGTGGACACCTACCGGCGCGCTCGCAATCGTGCGCGCGGTACGGATCACTTCGCACTTGACCCTGAGGACTACGCCAACGCCGAGGCTGAGGGCGAGATCGTCGCCTTGGTTCATTCGCACCCCGACGCCCCGGCCCATCCGAGCGCGGCAGATCTGGTGTCGTGCGAGGCATCCGGCCTGCCGTGGCACATCATCAGCCTGCCCGGCCGCGTCTGGTCTGGCTGCTCGCCGTCGGGCTACAAGGCGCCGCTGATCGGCCGGCCGTTCTTCCATGGCGTTCTGGACTGCTGGGCGCTGATCCGCGATGCCTTCAAGGAGATGCGGGGCATCGACTTGCCGGACTTTGAGCGCGACGACGATTGGTGGCACCACGGCGGCGATATGTACATGCAGAACTACGCCAAGGCCGGATTTCATGCCGTCGGCGATGGCCCCAAGCCGTTCGACGTGATCCTGATGCAAGTCGCCTCGCCGGTCGTCAACCACGCTGCGCTGTACCTCGGCGACGACGTGATCCTGCATCACTTGCAGCGCCGCCTCTCGTGTCGCGACGTGTACGGCGGCTACTGGCGCAAGTCCACCCTGCTGATCGTGAGGCATGAGTCGTGCGTGACGTGATTCTCGCGGGCGTGCTGGGCCGAGAGTACGGCCGCCGTCACCGGCTCGCAGTGTCGAGCCCCGCTGAGGCTGTGCGCGCCATGGAGGCCAACTACCCCGGCTTTGGCCGCCGCATCCTGGCGCTGGCCGAGCGCGGCGTCGGCTACGCCGTGTTCAACGGTCGGTCGCCTGCCGGGGAATCCGAACTGGCGATCAGCGGGTCGGGCAAGATCATCATCTCGCCGGTCATCAACGGCGGCAAGAGCCCGCTACTGCAAATCGTGACCGGAGCGGCACTGATCGCATCGGCTTTCATCCCCGGCCTCAACACGATCGTCGCCTCGGCCTTGTTCAGCCTCGGCGTGTCGCTGACCCTCGGCGGCGTGGTGCAGCTGCTGGCGCCGACTATCAAGCCGAGCGAGCCGCAGGAGGATGAGCGCCCCAACAACGTGTTCGACGGCCCGGTCAACACGACCGCCCAAGGCCAGTGCGTGCCCGTCGGCTATGGCCGGATGATTGTCGGCAGCGCGGTCATCAGCGCCGGCATCAGCGTGATCGGCCTTCGTTTCGAGGACGACGGCGTTATCGGTGGCGTGGGCGATGCCGGCGCTGGCATCCCCGAGGGTGCAGGGGCGATCCCGTGAGGATCATCCGGGGCCACGGCGGCGGCAAGGGCGGCGCGCAGGGCGGCAACGAGTCGCCAGACACGCTGAACAGCACGTCCTTTGCTCGCGTCGTGGACGCCATCAGCGAGGGCGAGATCGAGGGGCTGGTCAACGGCGCGCGCTCGATCTACCTGAATGAAGTCCCGCTGCAAAATCCCGACGGCACGTTCAATTTCAAGGGCGTCAATGTCGCGTTTCGGCCGGGCTCTCAAGGCCAGGATCACATCGAGGGCTTTGAGGCGGTCGAGTCCGCGACCCAAGTCGGCGTCGAGGTCAAGCAGTCGGCGCCCGTGATCCGCTCTGTCAGCAATGCGGGCATCGACGCGGTGGATGTCATCATCGGCATCCCGCAGCTTTTCCGCATTGACGACAAAGGCAACATCATCGGGTCGTCGGTCGAGTACGAGATCGACTTGCAGAGCGCGGGCGGCGGATACGTCACCAAGGTTTTCGAGAAGATCACCGGCAAGACATCGCGCCGCTACCAGAAGCAGCACCGGATCAAGCTCACCGGGTCGGCGCCGTGGGACATTCGCGTGCGCCGGATCACCGACGACAACGCGAACGCCAAGCTGCAAAACCTGACGTTCTTCGACAGCATCAGCGAAGTCATCTTCGCGAAGCTGCGCTACCCGAATACCGCCTTGGTCGCGATGTCGGTGGACGCATCGCAGTTCACGTCGGTGCCGACGCGCGCCTACGACATGAAGCTGCTGCGCGTCCGAGTGCCGGTGAACTACGACCCGATCCTGCGCACCTACACCGGATCGTGGGACGGCACGTTCAAGATCGCGTGGACCAACAACCCGGCGTGGATCTTCTACGACATGGCCACAGCGGAACGCTACGGCCTTGGTCAGTTCGTTGACCCCGCGCAGGTGGACAAGTGGGCGCTGTACAGCATCGGCCGCTACTGCGACGAGCAGGTGCCGGACGGCTACGGCGGCTTTGAGCCGCGCTTCACCTGCAACGTCTACTTCCAGACCCGGCAGGAAGCCTACAACGTCCTGCAAGCGCTCTCGTCCGTGTTTCGCGGCATGTCGTACTGGTCGGCCGGCGCCGTCACCGCATCGCAGGACGCCCCGAGCGACCCCGTCCATCTGTACACGGCCGCAAACGTGATCGACGGCCTGTTTACCTACAGCGGCGCGAGCCTCAAGCAGCGCCACACGGTCGCGCTCGTGTCGTGGAACGACCTGACCGACTTCGGCAAGCTCAAGGTCGAGTACGTTGCCGACGAGGCCGGAATCGCGCGCTACGGCATCAACTCGTCGGAGCTGGTCGCGGTTGGATGCACCTCGCGCGGTCAGGCAAATCGCGTCGGCCGGTGGCTGCTGTACACCGAGCAGAACGAGTCCGAGGTCGTGTCATTCAAGACCGGCCTTGAAGGTGCCGTCGGCCGCCCCGGTCAGATCATAGCCGTGGCAGACCCTGCGCGGGCCGGCAGCCGCCTCGGCGGTCGCATTCTGAGCGGCACCACGACGGCGGTGGAACTGGACGCGCCGGTCACGCTGGTGTCGGGCCAGAGCTACACCCTGTCCGTGCTGATGGACGCGCAGACGGTTGTGGACGTGGCCGTCACCAGCCCGCCCGGAACGACCAGTTCGCTGACTGTGTCGCCGCTGCCGTCGGCTCCGCCGCCGATGGCGATCTGGCTGCTGGCGTCGTCGGCCATTGAGCCGCAGCTGTTCCGGGTCGTCAGCGTCGCCGAGCCCGAGCGCGGCATCTACGAGTTCGCGGCCGTGGCTCATAACCCCGGCAAGTACGACGTGATCGAGCGCGACCTGATCCTTGAGACTCGCAACATCTCAAGCCTGCGCGGGCGCCCGCAAGCGCCGACGAACATCACCATCACGGAGTCGCTGTACGAGTCCGACGGCGGCGTCAAGACGCTGGCCGAAATCTCGTGGGACGCGCAGCCGCTGGTGAGCAGCTACGTCGTGCGCTACACGGTGGACGACTCCAACGCGGTCGAGGTCGCGGTCGCCGGAAACTCGGTCGAGATCCTGGACGCCGTCGCCGGCCTGTACACGGTCGAGGTCTACGGCATCGGCATCAGCGGCGCGCGAGGCAATGCGGGCCTGGCATACGGCTACGTCGGCGGGAACACCGCGCCGCCGAACGATCTGACGAACTTCTCGCTGGCCGCATCCGAGGGCACCGCGTTCCTGACGTGGGATCAGTCAACGAACCTCGATGTCCGCATCGGCGGCCGGATCATCCTGCGCTACAGCCCGGAGATCATCGGCGCGACGTGGGAGAGCGGCACGAACTTGGCTGAGTTCAGCGGCTCGGCCTCGTCCGGCTCCGCGCCGCTGCTGTCCGGCACCTACATGCTCAAGGCGCTCGACGCTGGCGGCCTCTACTCTGTCAACGAGGTCATCATTGTCA